ATTATAGGATCCGCCTCGGACAGCAGATGAAGAAGTAGAGTTAGATGAAATTTTGGAGCCATTTTCTAATTCTAGACTACCTTTGTTCCAGGATATGATACCCTGCTGCATCCACTTTGGTAAATTCTCATAAGCAAGTTGTAATCTTCCAAGCAGATCTCTAGCAGTTGATGCTTTGTTTGCTAGAATAGCTATATTAACATTGTCGTTGAATACCGCATAATGTAACAAATATGAAACACAAGTTGTTGACTTACCCGTCTGACGGGGCATCTTGCAGATATTAAAACGATTCTTATGGAAATTATCAATTAACTTCTCTTGGAATGGATACATTTCAAAAGGAACAAGACCGTGATCCAAGGAAACAATTTTAATATAATTTCTTGCAAAATAAACAGGATCTTCTTTACACTTTAAGAACTCAATGATTTGTTCTTCTGTGAATTCAATCTGTGTATTTGCTTTTTTTAGGTTAGGATTACCAAGATAAACTTCACTCATAATAAAACTCCTTTAATCTTCAATAAATGTTACACCACAACTTGCCGTTTGCATAACTGCACTGGAAGATACTGCAACTGCAAATTTTGTTTGAGGTGGAAGTACAAGTCTTAGATTATCTAGGTCAAAATGATCGGGAGCACCAGATGTAAGGTTAAATACTGCAATTGGTGTTCCGCTAGTGATTAAACACTCTGTCCCAGAATAAGAGGAAGAGTTACCAATTGGTGTAAAATCAAGTGGTGTTGAATATGTTGGGTCAATATACAAATAAAGAGTACAGGGGTTTGATGCTGATGCAGTTGTTCCGCCAGTAAGTCTTTTAAGTATAATTTCTCTCGTATTAATCTTATTATTTGCAATTAAATTATTTTTAATTGTAAGTAAATGATAAATTACATCCGTTGTATTCATACCACCACTTCTTGTATGGGTAGCAGCAACTGGATATGTTGTAGTACTAATAATGCCTTCAATTGCACCCATCATTGATGCACCAGATACTGTTACCCCAACCCCAGAACTTCCATTTAATTCTGCAGCAACATATCCAATTTTAAGTGAAGGATTGTCTAAATGGACATCATTATTTCTATTTGAATAATGAATATGATGAATTGGCATCATATCACCAGTAGTTGGATTTTCAATCGCAAATCTCATCTCACCAACACCCAACCAACGGAAGTTGATTTGATAAACATTTAACTTTGTGGGATCTAATGTAACTCCTGATGGATTTGTAGTTCCACCAACACCAGTCAAGGTATCAAAGTTCCAGTCTTCCTGATAAGTCCAATTACTTGTGTGGTTTATCCCAGATTGTGCCGTTGATGATGTTGCAACAAGAGTTCCAGAACTTGCAATTGAAAATGTCCCTGTTTTTGGACCCACACTAGTTGCTAAAAACTCAATTTTAGAATCTTGATAATCGACAATCCAACCAGGAAATGTTTGCGTTCCAATTCCAGTTGTATTCTGAGTTGTTGTGCCCGATGGAATACTTACAGTTTTGGCAACTCCTGCAAGAGTAACGGTTATGTTCTCTGTTCCAGTTGCAGCATTGGTGACAGTAAATCTATGAATATGTGCTTTACCACCATTCTCACGAAGAATGCCAAATCTTCCATTGGTGTTAAATCCAACTTGAAGTGCTTGTTCTTGTGCAAAAAAACCTGCTCTTTGAGTATATCCTGTCACACTTCCAGAAAACTGTGCGGTAAATCTTGCAAGAGCACCTTGCCCAGGACGATATCTTACTGCTCTCTTTGAACGAATAACACTATAACCATAAGCACCAGTTCCTGATGATGCTTTCATCAAGGTATTTGATGTTGTAATGCCAGTACCTGATGTAAATGTTTCAAATTTATTTGTTTCTAATCCATACAATGCATCCAATTGCAGCACTGGCGTAACTGGAACAGCAATACTTTCACCAAATGCACTGTTAGCACTTGCTGTTCCATTACATCCATCAATATTGCCATATCTATCGGCACAAATATTAACTTCAAAAAGGGATCTTTCTTGATTTAGATAATCCTGCGTAGTCTTATTCCACTGAGCCATTAATCACTCCAACTCAATCTTTCTGGTTGATATCTTTGTGCGTTTTTAATTATTGAAGTATTTACCTGATTTGGATAAATGTTATGAACAATTGCTCCAGGATATTCTCCTTGAATTTGCTCTGCTAATTGATTTTTAGAAAGCATCTTGCCTTCTACTTCTAAACGATATAGCTTTCCTTCCCACATAACATCGGCAAAGAAAGATTCTTGTGCCTGTTCCTGTTGAGAAGAACCTACATTTAAAGTTCCGTTAAAGTCACCATTAATAGTGATGCTTTCTGATAGAAATTGTTGAAAGGATTTCATTTTAGTTACAGTTCCAACGACGTAGGGCTTTGTTAATTCTTGAATCTGGGTCTCTTGCAGTTTTTGCTGAAGTCAACTTAGATTTCATACCTTTCATACGACGACAAAATGATGCACGACGTTTTGCTCTTTTACCCGATGGATTTTTTTCAGTTACTGCAGTTTGAAGTTTTGAACCTGGATTTTCACGACGATATGCTTTTACTGCAGCAGGACTCAATCCATCAGTTTTATCCTGACGATTAACTTTCTGCCAGTCCTCGATAACATCTCCTTTTGGTTCATAAGAGTTAGTTTGGGGAACTCTTTTATCTCCACCGATCGGAGTGGTTTTTCTAGATTTGTCTAGTGCGTCATTTACTGGTTTTTCTCCAAGTTTTTTGACAAGATAAGGAAGTGCTGCGGCTCCTGCTGCCAAGGCAACTTTACCCCAAAGTTCATCTAGTTGCTGAGAATCTTCCTGCAACTCTTGTTTTAACTCTTCCCTCCAATTAGAAAACTGTTCCTTTTTAACACAACGATTATATGTTTTTCCAAATAGTTTTTGAGTTCCTTTTTTCTCATAACCTGGCCAACATTTCTTTGCTGCCTCTTCAACATTATGCTCACCGCTTTCAACATAATCTGCGGCAGTATCAATATAATCTGCTGCTTTGGTAATTTTAGATTGAACCCAAGCTTCAATACTACCTTCACCTTTCATTTTTTTCTTCAATCTTTTTGCTGCAGAAATTATAGTAGAAAGTTCGGAACGAGCCATTGAATACTCGTGATCCTTTTCTTCGTTTGCAGGATGTGGTCTAGTTGAATTGTATTTAATTTGATTTGCAGTTAACATTGGTGGAGAAGAAACTATTTCTGGTCCCGAATATGGCATGGTTATTTTATAATCTTTTTTATTCGTAATTATTTCTGCAGGTAAAGAATACATATCCCAATATTTTGGTCCATATCTACACTCACTTCTCAATTCAAGTTTTTCGCATTTCGGACAATATCTATCAGGTCTTTCACGAATTGGAGTATTCCAGTCATAATTTAAAGCGGTTGTGGTTTCTTCTGTTTTGGTTCCCCAGTTATCAGCACCAACTTTACGACATTTAACCAATGCTCCAGAAGCATAAGCACTTGGCCAAACATCATATCTTGCCTTAACCTTATGGTAGCAGGCATCTTTTGTCCCACTACCTTTTCCAGGTTTATCTTTCTTTGCTTCGTTGAGTTCCATTTGTTCTTTAATACCTGGTTCTGCTTTTATGTAATTGGGATCCTTTTTACCTTTTGCAAAAGTTGCAACATTTGTTGGAGATGCTGCTCCAGATTTTGCTTGCTGTCCTTTATCTTTTTGGCGCTTACGACGAACCGCTGATCTAATCAGTGCTTCTCCTTTTTTACCTTTTCTCTTCAAAGCTTTTAACCTTCCACTACTAAAACACTTTGGTGTTTTAGTTTCTCCGGGTTCATTTGCACAAGGTGAACCATCTGCTTGAACCCAACCAGGTTTTCCACCTTTTGATTTTGAACCTTTGAACCAATGATGGAGAGTGCCTTCACTGAAGGGAGATTTAGATTGAGTCTCTTGTCCCCTTGACCTTTTTTTGCGAGCAGCACAATGGGATTTTTGTGAAAATCCTTTTGGATTGTCACAGTCTATTGATTTCTTATAATCTTTAGACCAACTCATCTATACAAAAACCTACTCTTTATTATTTAGAAAACCTTGTTTGAGTAGTTTTGAAAGTTCTGAAGTTGACCCAACAAAGACAGCGTTATTAGTTACATTATTTGTTGTTTTGACTGTATCTTCTTCTACGTCTTTTAATTTTTTTTGAAGATCAATAAGTTTGTCTGTCACATCACCAACAGATTTTATAAGTTGACCAGCAACTTCATACGCTCTTGGACTTGCACTTTCCCCAGCAAGTTCCATAATTCCATTGATTGCTTCTTGTCCTTTTTCAATTAAAGAATAAAGATTTGCTCTTGTATATTCATAATCTTTTTTAATATCATTTCCTGTAGGAACAACTTCAATACTATTATTTTTTTCAACCTGAACTATCTCACTTTCGACATTTAATGCTTTATCAATACTACTATAATCAGACATAAAACTACCTATCAGAAATCAATTTTGCGTGTTGGGCTGTACTCTTTAGAATCTCCTAGATACGTCCAACTTTCGTTGAATCCGAAATCGTCATCTGCTTCAACTAATTGGTCATCTGCTGACGTTAATTTATCAATGTTGGTATTTACTAAATGTTCCGCTGCAGATGTATTTTCATAACCACGTTCAACATATAGTTGAGTTGCATTTGGTTTATCTTTTACATACATTATTTCATTATCAATTATTATTCTATCGCCAATACTAAAGTTTGCGCTACTAACAACAGGTATTAAAACGTCGCCCGTTGAAATAGTATCTGTTAGAGTAGAAGTATTATCATTATTATAGTCTTTTTTAGCTCTTGGGGTGGCAATATATCTCATCTCACGTCTAGATGTATTTACAGTATCACCAGTATAAGTATCAACTTGAACTTTTTTGATAAGACCTTCTGAACTGTCTGCAATAGGTCCAAATAGATATGTTTTTGCTGTAAATCTTAAAGTATAAATTAAAACTCTTCTTGTTGAAAAATCACCTTCATAGTCATCTTGGAAATTGATACTTTCTAAAACAATCGGAATATCTCTTTTTTCTCCAATGGATTCTACAAGATTGATGGTGATGTTAAATGCTGGTTGGAAATATGGTAGAATTTGCTCAATAATTTGTAGTCCATCATCGTTCAATTTTACCATAATATTCAAATCAAATCCAATATTATATGGAACTGGCAAATAAACTTTTTTTAAATTTGATCCAGAAGATGCTTTAAAAGTTTGTGTTAAACTTGCCTTTCTTGTTGGGTCGTATTGTATCGATGTCATTTCAAATGACATCCTTGGTAAAGTTATTTGTACAGGTTTATTTAAATCTGCTTGCTGCCTAATTCTTGCTAGAAATTTCTGAATTGGACCATAAGCAAGAGGAACTCTTAAATCACTAATGACGGTACTATCATCAGAGTCTTGATGTTTTATGTTTATCTGATTAAATAAAGTTCCAAAACCAATAATGGTTTTTCTAATAATTTCGTGATAGTAATAAGTTCCTAACATTAATAAGTACCAAAAGGATTCGATTCTGAAAAATCTAGAATAAGGTCTGCTTCTTCTTCAATTTCATCATTTTGACTATATTTATCGTAAATATCATTTTGATTATAAGTCTTAACTGAGAATATAGCGCCAGACTCTTGACCAATAATTGATTCACCTGGATAAAAATATGGTTGAGTTGAAGATGCCCCTACAAAAGAAACCTTGAGAATTCCATCGTCTGAATCCCAAGATTTAACTCTAGCTTTAAGTCCAGATCTTTGCCCTACAATAATTTCATTAAATTGATAAGTTCCAATTCCTGTTAAAACCTCTGGAGCAGCAATTGTAATCGCTGGTGGATTATTAATATCATATCCTACTCCAGGATCACTAATCAATATAGATTCGATGGCTCCAGAAGAATTGATTCTACTCTCAGCACGTGCAGTAGAACCAACTCCAGGTGGTCCAGAAATAGTTACAACAGGATTTGTAGAATATCCTACTCCACCGTCACTTATTACTATCTGAACAACTCCGTATCTTTGAATTTCTGTGGAGCAAGTTGCAGCCGCCCCTGTTCCAACACCATTACTAATAAACGTGATTGATGGTGGTACATCTCCAGTGTATCCAATCCCAGCCTTTGTAAATAATAGTCTTTGAACAGAAGTTACTCCACCTTTGCTTGTTGTTATTGCAATTGCAGATGCTGGTGTACTTCCAACGCCAACCACAGGACCAGTTCCGATTGCAACTTGAGGTGCTACAGTATATCCATATCCATCGTTATTTAAAAATACTTGCCTTACATATCCTGTGCGAACAATAGGATTTGCTAAAGCTGTATATCCATATCCAACCATATTAAGAGTAGTTATAAATCCAATTTCCTCAAGTTCTCTATCAACTTCACTAATTCCAGTATCAAGAATTTCATCTTCATATTCGAACAATTCACATTTTAGTTCATAAACATAAAGTTTTCCTAGTTGATAAAAAGGTTGCTCATGTTCTACAAATTTAACTTCAAATAATCTTTGACCTAATGGAAAATAAACCAAATCACCTTCTCTTGGTCTTGAAGATAATTCAATTTCATCTTGATCGCTACCTGTTAAAAAAGGAGATATAAAGTCTTCAAATCTTTCTTTTGATATTGTAATTAACAATTCATCTCTCAGACTCATACCAAACTTGGTAAGAATATCTCCAGCCCCTCCATATCCATCGTAAGTATTTACGTATGCTTCTAACGCAAAATTATCATCGAATCTTGATGACTGAACTTCTTGTATGACCGTTTTTTTATTTACAAACTTTCTTGGTATGTAAATAACATCGATACCATACATCCTTAATTGCTCGTTAATCAAAGATTGAACGAGTCTTTGTTCAGAAGAAGAACCTTGAAGGAAAAAGGGATTAAGAGCCATTATCCAATAAAATCGTAAGGTGGTAATTCGTGCTCTGATGCCATTCTTTGTTTTAAGATATCAAGTTCTCTAACAGCGTCTTCATATATTTCTCTTCCGTTTAATTCGATGCCGCCAGGTAATTTAACTCCTCTAAACTTGATAAGATTTTGACCCCACTGTTTTTTGATTAAAGATGTTAAATATTGCTTTAAAAAACTATCATTGTAAATTTGACTGAAAGATGCTGGATCTAATGCTCTGTAACAGTCAATTACCATAAAATTTCCAACTGATTGTGAACCCCAATCAATATCCAAATATAAACGATCTTGTCTTTTGTTAAATCTTACTTGCTTATCAGTAGTTAACAAAAAGTCAATGTCTTCCAAATAACTTTTTGTCATTGCATACTGAAGAAGTTCAACAGAATTAAAATAATATAAGTCATTTAAAAAGAGTTGATATTTAATACTGAATAAACCACCAGAAATTGAACTAGTGTCAAACTTAAATATTTTTTCTATACCAATTACTGAATCTGGAACTTGAATAAAGTTTGATGATTCATAAAAATTAGATGTTACTGTTCCATATCCACTAATATTTGTAGATGTTGCAGTGGTAGTTACAACACCTACTCCATTTGTTTCTCTTCCTCTTCCTCTATCAATATCTTCTTGAGTAATTTCATATTTTAAATACATTCTTTCGACACCATCGAAGTGTCTTTCCTGGAAATATTGAATAGCATCATCTACTAAATCATCAATTTGATCGTCATCAACATTGATTTCAAGAACAGGAGCTCCTAGTTTCCTTTTACAATATTCTATAAGTTCTTGCCTGGTAGATGGTTTTGCCATTTTATTCTTCCTTAAAATCTTTATCTATGGATCTATTCAATTTTTCTATTTCATTTCTAAGTGTTTGGACTGTTGCTTCTAAAAGAATGACTTGATTTGACAACTCAGATATTTTTCTATGGTATGATTTAATCAAAAAATTAATATCAACCTCTTCACCAGGATTATTCATTTTAATAATTTCCTCCATCTAGAGTTGCAGTCCAAGTGGGTCTGTTAGTATATATGATATTAGTTGAACTTGGAACTATAGAAAGATTTTGAATTTGCCCGTTATTACCCTCTCTTCTTAGATTGTTGGAAGTATTAAATGTTCCTTCAACCCCAATAAGACTTACAGAAGAGAGTGTGCCACCAGTTTCAACAATTCCATAAGCATTTGAACTATCTTGTTTAATAAAATCTCCTGTATTAACTACAATTGAACTTGGTAAGGTTAAAACAACTTTTGTAATAGCAACTAAAACTTGTTTAGAAGTTATAGTTGAAGACGAAGGATTATTAGTAGAAGTTTGAAGTCCATCTACATCAAAATAAACAACACCATGCGTGTTAAAATCTCCAGATTGATAGTAGATACCTTTAATGTCTAGGTATCCTCTAGTTCCAGTAACAACGCTATTTGTGATTGTGGCATCTGGAATATAAGTCCAAGATCTTGGTGTAGCAGCACTCCCTACATTTGTACCATCAATATATCCGAAAAATCCTGTTTTATTATTTAAAAGTCCACTGCTAGTGTTATAATTAAATCCAATACCACGATCAGTATTTGTATCATAAGCGTGAGTAACAGTTAATTGTGTGGTTGTTGATATTCCAGAAATAACTGCTTGAGATAAAGTAATAATCTTATTTGGAGAGTCTACAGAGGTAACAGTACCTACACCTGAAGGAGATAAAGATGTGCTTCCACTAATTACATCGTCTGTATTAATACCAACAACTGAATCTAATCTGATTGTTGAAACACCAGTTATAACTGGTGTCATAACCGTTCTCTTGCTTGTTACGTCACCAAGAATTATAATGGGATCATTTACGTCTACCGTGCTTGAATTAATTGATGTTGTATTTCCATCTACCTGAAGATTTCCTTTTATAATTACTGTACCTTCGTTACTCAATCCATCTGGATATGGATCTATGTAAATTTCAGTTGTTCCGGGTAAAGTAGATATTACATTATTTTCTATCTTAATGTCGTCAAAGGTTGAAATTCCAGAAACACCTATAGAACCACCGACAAAAAGATTTTTTTCAATTCCAACCCCACCTTCAACTACGAGAGCACCAGTATCTTTATTGTCCGATTGTGTTGTATCACCAATTTTAATTGCTACACCATTTTCAAAATACCAGTCTGCACCTTCAATTTCAAACCTGTCATCAGTTGTTTCATCATAACGCATTGCTACGTTTTTATCATCACCAAAATTTAAATAAGTATCATCTGGAATAATTACACTACCAATTCCGGCAGGATCTAAAATAATATTGCCGTTAATGTTGGTAGAAGATAAAGTATTAGAATCTAATCTAAGGTTATCTACGTTCCACTGATCTACTTTCAGTGATGTTGTACTATCACTTGTGTTTGTCGCTGGAGCAAGAACTGCTACAACTCCATTATCAAAATTTCTTGAATTAGTTACTCCAGCAATTGCTCCTGGAGCATGTTCCATCATCGAGGTGTAATAATATCCACCAACTGGAATTACATTTAAACCATCATCTGCGATGTAAATTCTATCTCTATACCCAACACTTCCGGAATAACTTCCAATACCAGTTATGTAAGCAAGTTCACCCCAACTTAAAGATGTAGGTAGAGCGGTCCCTGTAGACCTTTTAATCTTAATTATACTTGCCATATCTTAGAAAGTTCCCCCCTCAACAACTAAGTTTTGAGTGTTAGTGGGGGTCAACTGTAGAGTCGCTGTCCACTTTTGAGTAGAACTGTTATACACCAAAACCATACCATTTTGTAAGTTCGAAGCATCTACATCTGTAAGTTCACTTAAAGCAAGACTGCCTGCACCCGCTAGTGATGAAAGAACTTTAATGGCGTTTTGTTGGCCTACTCTGACCTTTATTTCCGACATCTAAGTATGAACCAGGTTCTAAAATGTATTTATACTGGCTTCGAATCGAAGTTGGCCAAAACTTCTTGCTGTTTCAAGTATAACTTATAATAAGATTTTGCAATATTACGCAAATCTTCAACATTATCAATTTTGTCTATTTCCGATGAATATTTAAAATATTCAAAATTCTTACTCAAATTTTCAAGTTCAATTTTATCTGGATCCATTTAAAAACTCCTTTAATAAAGTTTTAATTTCATCAATGTCTGACTTAATTTGATCTATTTCTTCTCTTTGTTTTTTTCTATCCTCCTTCATTCTAATATATTGAGAATATGCGAATGTATCACAATTAACAATTGCTCCAGTATTTTCATCTCTAAAAAGATTTTTATGCCCTTCAACTGGTATCATTATGCTAATGCAATAACTCTCAAATCTTTGAATCTTACTGGTTTTGCTTCATTAGTTGAAGACATCACTATTTTAATAACAAAACCTGTAAATTGATCAAGATTATCTGCTGTAAATTGATACTCTAGGAATTCGTCATCATTACTTGGTCTTACGTAAGCATCAGGTCTTCCACTATTTTTAGAAGAATCGATAACTACATCGCCATAACCATCTCCATCAGTATCTCTTAAATTATCATATCCTGGGAATAAATCGTAAGTTTGACTGATTTCACTAGAATCTGATTTAAACAGATGATATAGAACTCTAAAGTCAGCTTCGGATGCTCTATAGGCAGAAACTAAAACTTTCAGTGAAGATGCTGGTTGTTTTAGATCGATTTTCTTAGAAATATATACAGAAGCATGAGGATCTCCCTCTAAAAGATTTGCTCTTGCATCAGTAACATAATCTGAAATAGGATTATTTACCCTACTTCTTCCAAGAACAACGCTTGCATTTTTGAGATTAATTGCTGGAGATAGATTTGAATCTCCACCGTTGTTCATATTTACTTTTAATGTAAAAGATTTTTGTGAGGACAATCTTGCAGATTCATTTTTCTCAGAACACATCAATCTTGGAGAATCAAGAACATTTTCTTCATTAAGAGTTATATTTTGTGGTTCTTTTGATATAAAGGAAACTTCAGAACCACCAGCACTTGTTCCAGATACTGTATCAATAGTTGAATTTACTGTAGTACCCTCACCTGGAGTAAAGATACTAAATTGTGGTCTAATAATATTAAATTGATAGTTCTGAGAAGCAGAGGCATCAGTTCCTCCAGAAATTTTTTCTTCAGTAAACGAAAGTAGTGATGATCCACTGCTTCTGCCACTTCTATCAACTTCTAGATGATAAACATCAAAATCTCTGATACTCTTCAGTGCTTGTGTACTAGGTAAAGTATGAGTTGTATTAATTCTTGTCAAGGACACTCCGTTTAATTCATACTTATAGGCAAGATCATTTAGATAGTGTGGAGTTATAGTGGTTCCCTCAGCACCTCTGGTGCTGATTCCGAGTGATCCAACATTGATCCCATCATAATACATAATTTCATTATCAACTTTAATATATCCTTTAGAAGTGCTTATTCCTTCGAAAGTTGTAAAGTATGATGTGTTAGCAACAGAAATTGTGCTGTCACTTATACCCATATTTGCTGTTATTCTAATTGGAGCAGTTGATGGGCTCACATTTTTAAGTTCAACAACGTTGTTGTCAGCTTGCATACCATGATTTGGATGATATACTCTAACAACATTTCCAGAGTACAAGTTATTATAAACGCTAGAAGAACCTCTAATGTCAGTGTTTGCAGTTGCTACAGCAGTTGAAGAATCATAATAAATTAAATCTTCGCCGCTAGTAAAGGATTCACCCTGAACACCAGTTAAGTAAAGTGTATCGATACCGTCGATTGTTCTTACAGTGAGTTGTGCTCCAGAACCTCTAACAACGTTGCTAGTTGTTATTCCTAATACATCACCAACAACATAACCATTTCCTGTGGAACCGACACTTAAAGTGCTTACTTGACCATTGCTGAAAACAATTGTTGCTGTTGCTCCACTACCATTACCAGTAATGTTGTATAGTGAAACTCCACTAAAGGTTCCATCAGAATATCCAGCTCCAACATTTGTAGTGCTAATCCCACTTCCAGCACTGTTTAATCTGGATCCAATATTTTCAATATATCCATAGCTTCCTGGAGCAGAAACTGATCCATGACTTATTTTTTTACCAACTGTCAATATCGATGACATTGTTGTGGTTGTTGTTATACCAACTTTTAATTTTCTTGGATAAGAAGTAATTGGATTTTCAATTAGTTTTTGAATAATATTTTCACCTGCTCGTAAAGGTGGATTGTAGAATACAACATCTCCAGAAGTGGATGTGAAGTTACACTTATATAACTTAAATTTCAGATCTTGGAATTGATTTGCTGTCCAAATACTTCCATTTTGAGATCTAAACAAACTACCGCCAAGATACTGTCTTGCATAAACAACGCTTTCAGCAGAAGGTAATGTGCTTGTGTTTATACTCTTCTTGCCCATCGTAGCAATCCAAAGAGTATAATTATCACTACTTGGTGCTAAGAATACTAAAGCGTACTCATTTTTTGGTTCTAGATAAATTGGCGATGGGAAAGTAATTCTGGTTGGAACAGAAGCATCAGATGTAACTGTAATATCAGAAGGTTCTAAAGTTACAGTTGCAAATTCATTTACAAGATTCAATGTTGGAGTTCCAAGTTCAACGGTTCTTACTTGTACCTGTAGTTTTTCAACTTCATCTTTTGAACCAAAATAAACATCTACAGAGCTAAGATACGCTCCAGTTTCATCTACTGTAAATGATTGTGCAAGTGGATCATATCTTTCTACAGTTGTTACGACTGTTGTTTCAGTCCTAATTGTTCCTCTTGTCTGATAAACAGTTTCTGCGTTAGAAGAAAGACGTAAATCTCCTGGTAAAGATGGAACACTTGAAGGATTTGCAGTAATTTTAAATACTCTATCACCTGTTCTAACTCTAACCAAAGGAGGTGGAGTTACATTAGGATCTCTAATGAAGAATGTTCCTAGAATATCTCCAAAAGTATCAGATATTAGACGAATATTGGAAACTGTAGCAACTGCTCCACTTGTTTTTCCTACCAGTTTAACTCCAATTTCAATATATCCACCATATTTTCCTACCGATTCTTCCGCTAAAGAGAAAGTATCAACGTTTAAGATTGTCGATGAAGCAGAATATGCAGTTGGAAGAGAAATAGTTCTATTGTATGGGTTGGCGTTGTATGTTTTTGTAGGACTTGAATAGTTTCCTGATTTATGATCTGGTCTTGCTGTTCTGAAAGTAATTGTTTTAAGACCAGCAACATATCCCTCAACATCTTCACCAACATTAAATGATCCAGAAATCATCGATATTTCAATTAGTTTTGGAACATAGTCAATTGAACTAATGCTATCCAAAGAAATATAATGTTGTGTTAATGGTTTTAATCCTTGACCATAGAATTGAACATTTCTAGATCTTGCGTATGGATCTTCTTGGAAGGTATTTGTAACCGTTGCGGTTTGCTCTCTTCTAGAACCATGAGGAGTTGCAATGCGTCTTGTACCTCCGTCAATTCTAATTCTGATTACTCTCTCCCATTCATCAGATTTTGGATTGAGAGAAACTAATCCAACATATTCAATTACGTTAAAGGGATTAACATTTTCAACTTCGGTAGCTATTGGTTGTTCTAACCAACCAACTTCATTGTAGTTTAAAGTAATCAGTTCTCCAGTTTTACGTACATTTGAGTCAAGTAAGGTTAGATTCTGAGAATAGTCTGAAGTATCAGCATTAAAGTTTGGAGATAATGCAATTCTTGGTTTTACTGACCAATAATCAACTGTACTAGAAAGTTCGCTATTTTGAACATCACATTTTAAATCTGTGTTTGTTATATCTAATAAGTCTGTATTTTTAAAGTCGTCTGCAAAAAATCCAGATTTAAATCTTGTTAAACCAAGATCATCTTGTACTTGTAAAGTTTTAGTGTCTAATTCTAATAAAGATAAAGAAGTTGTAATTTCCAGATTTTCAATTCTATCCTCCAATTTACCAATATCTCTCATTGTATAGCGTCTATTATCAACTAATACAATTTTTGCATCATCTGGATTGTACAGGTATGCTGGAAGAGTAATGGTTGCAATATCCATCGTCTCTTCAACATTTAGAGGAACTTTTGGATCAACAGAAGATACTCCTTTAATAACTGTAAATTGTCCAAATTTATTTAAAACTACTCTGTCAATTCTTGGTAAGTAGTAACTATATCCAAGTAGTGAACTTTCATCTGGAGATACTATTTGGGAATTTTGTAGCGTCGTAAATACTCTGCTTGAAAAATCAAACGGAGAGTTTGTTGTGGACGTAAATCTTTGAACTCTTGGTCTAAAATCAAGTGTATCTGAAGATCTCAATCCATTTGATAAAATAGGAACATCGGAAGCAAATCTATCATAGTCATACGAATTGACAGTTATGATATCACCAAGATCACTTGATGGTATTTCATAATAATTGAATATTACTAATAATTGCTTTGTTGGTGGATTGGCATCAGTCTGTCTTACTATCTTAGAGTAGTCATAGTATTGATCCTTTTGCCCTTTATCCAACTTATAATTGGTCGTGATGTCAAGGTAACTTCCTGCGGTAATTGTTTGTATGTTAGAAGTAATTTTTGATTCTTCAAAAATTACATTTTCTCCAACTATGAATCTTTTTGAATTTAGATAAACAATCTCAACTTCTGTTGAAGAAGATCTGGTAACTAACTGTGCTATAGATCCGCTGGTAGATCCTACAATTTTTTCACCTAGAATTGATGCAGTATCAAGGTTTAATCCAGAAACAAATGTTAATTTATCTAAAGTTGGTGCTGAAGTGTCTAAAGATTCGTAAACTGCAATAACATTGACAACATCTGGTAAGTTGAGAGAAATTTCCTTATCTTCAACTCTCAGACCATAAGCACTACTGGTAGACAATCCACTTATGGTTGTTGAAATACCAGATATTGTTTTATTAACTGTTACTTTTTCACTTCTTACTAAATTCTTAGTTCTATTTTTAATTACTTGCTTTCTTACTGTTACATTAACTGTTACATTATTAGTTTGACTTGGAGTTAATCCAGAAAATACAACTTGTTGACCATCGTTTGAAATCGTGACCTGATCAGATCTTAATTGTTGAATTGTTCCATCAATATAAAACACTGAATACCTTTCAGCATCAAAAGCTTCAAAATAACCAGTTGTTACATTAGTATCTGTAATATTAATAGTTAAAGATCCAACAGAATTTGTGCTTCTTTCTCTAACTTGTGTTGTGATTACTAAATTGGATCCAGAAAGATCAACTGAAGAAATATTTCTTGCATTCAAAGGTGTATACAACGAAGCATTTTCAGAATTTTTAATATCAGGAATACCTATGGTAAAAGTAGCTTCCGTTGTGGTTATTCCTGTAGTTGGAAGTGCTCCATCGCAAATATTAGCAATTGTTGGAACAGATGCCAACTGCATGGTTCTACCATCAGAAGAAACTGAAACAACTCTGTTAAAAGTTTCTGTGACAAATCCCACTCTTTGATATCTAATGATTGCATCACTTCTAATTCCAGTAAAAACTTTACCTGGACAAGTTGCTATTCCGGCAGAGTTAATTGACAGTCTATCAGTAACTGTAAAGTTATTTGGAGTAAACTTATAAAGAACCGTATCGGCAACAAAATCTGTCTTTAATCCGGAAGATATTGCTGTAGAATCTTGATAAACTGATTTGATATCTTGAACATTATATGCTTTAATAGACCTAATTACTCTACGAAGAACAGGGGACTCATTGATAATTACACTTTCACCTTGAATGAAAGTTCCTGATGTTTGAGATAACTTAATTACTGTGCTACCAGCAGCAGCGTCTACAACGTATCCAGATGCTCCGCTACTGGCACCACGAATAAACGAGGTTGCTGAGCACTCGGCAGAGGTTAGCGACTGATTGAGAGTCAATTCAGTGTAGGTTTGAACGTCAAATAAGTATAAATCCCACTCAGTTGAAGCGTTACTGTAAGTTGCGTCAGTCAAAGAGAAAGAGTATATTCTTGCTTTTCCAATTGAGGTTCCAGTTCCAGCTACAGTAGAATTTTTTCTTTGATTGTATAAATCAACTGTGTTAAGTGCAGAGTTGATTCCAACAAATGGTGTTCCACTGACATTATTAACTCTTAAGAGATTTCCCATCTCAAAAGGAACTAAAGACGTAGGAACAGATTGAGTATCTCTTGGTTTTTCTATATCAATAATAGTGCTACCAGCATAATCATAATCAAATCCACGAACGTAAGCCGTTCCTGGAGAAATTTTTACGCACATTAAATTATCAGATGGAGTATTACCCTGATCTGTTTTTTCTGATGGTAAATATATGCCTTCGTTTGAAATTCTATCGTTAAGAGAATTTAGAACATCTACTGCAAAAGGAGTTACGGCATAATTTCCAGATTCATCATAAGTTCTTTTTGCAAAATAATCTTTAATAATAGAATAAGTTGATTTATCTTGAAGTTTTCTTATTTCTCCATTTTTAATTCTGATTAATTCTATAAAGTCTTTATCATCTAGATCGTCTATATCTTTTTTAGATAAAATAGCACTTATTTTAAATCTATCCGCCCCTGGAGAAGCATAATTAGAAAATCCACGAGCATTATCATTTAAACTATCATCATCGTCTGAGGTTACTAACTCTTCAAAAATACTCAGACCAACTCTATATGAACCATTATTTGCATATGGATCTAGGATTACTGTTGAAACGCCAACATTTACAAAACATCCTCTCATAAAGTAAATGCCTTGGTTCATTCCAACTGCAGAACCAATAGCATTTGGATTATTTCCAAGAACAGTCGCAACAGTATCTCCAGAATTGATTACTGTAGCACCATTATTATAAGTGATATTTTCGTTTATGACTAAATTTTCATCTTCCAAAAAGGTTGTTCTTTGAAAATCAGTACCGGAAGAAACGTATTTGATATAAAGAGTAATATTCTCAACATCATCTTGAGGTGGTATGCTATAATTATTAACAACGGCAACAACACCTGAAGTTTGACCCTCTAAACGCTTCCCAAGTAATTCATCTAAGTATAAAGTTACATCTATTCCTAAATGTGTCTCTTGAATTTTTAAAGAAAAATACTCACTATCGTATGTAACAGATCCAGGGATAACCATAGATCCTTCTTTAAAAATATGACTACCAAAAGACTCTATCTGATTCTGAAGTATTGACTGGAGTGTTGTTAATTCTCTTGCTTGAACAGGATATCCAGGTTTAAACAGAACTTTATAAAAGTTCTTATCTGCATCAAAATCATCAAAGTAAGGACTGATATTTAAGTCTGTTTTTTGGGACATCTTTAGAATTCCAGTATGATTTTAATATCTTCTTTTTGGCGAGTGTTTCGAGTAATTATCGCTCGATTATCTAGGTAAATAATATCACCCGACCCTTTATTTATCTCAGGAGTCGCAAGACCAGATGTGAAATTAACTCCAAGATTTATAACTTTATTTCCTGTTGGATTTGTACTTATTCCTGTAAAATTGGTATCAACAGATGCACTAAATCCACTTGGTGAAGCAGTTATTTGATTGCCAGATGATTCAAAATCTAGAACTTTGGAAGAGGTTGAAACTCCAACGTAATCTTTCTGATCTAGAGTAGTTTGATTGAAGTATAAAGAACGATCTTGAATATACTTCATAACTTTAGTTTCACTGTCATATGAAGCAACCCAACCATAGGCAATTCCATTAGTCACAACTTGCTGTATTTTATCTCCAACTGAAGGTGTTCCAGAAGTAGACGAAAACTTTAATGCATAAGTGGAAGAATATTGACTGCCAGAGTATATTGTCGTAGATCCTATAGAAGTTGGATTTTTAACAATTCCAACTTGGGCAAACTTTGTATCTGTTGGAAAATCTTTTGTTGAATCGTCAAATCTTGAATAAACTAAAACCTTATCTGCACCAAGTTCTTTGTAAATATCATAACCATGACCTCTTGAAGGTGGTATGATTGGAATTAATTTAGCAAAATCTGATGATGAATTTGAATTTATAGATCCTAAATCCACCATTCCATAAGTGTATCCCTTTCCACCAGCAGAAACGGTTGTATTCGTTATTCTTCCATTGACAACATCAATAAGAACTTTTGCACCAGTTCCATCTCCAAGAATATTGACTTCTTGACCTAATCCATTTGAATAATTTGAACCTTGTCTTTCAATGTAAACCTTTTTAATTTGGTTTTCATTAATTGTCGAATCTCCGTTTTCTCTTACCGCTTGAATTTGTGAGTCAGTTGATGATTCCCAATCGCTTGGTAAGGTAATATATTCTGTGGAATCAAATTTTACAATATCACTTGGATTAACAGTAAACAAATATTTCCAAACATATCCATCTCCACTATCACCCGCTTTTGATGGTTCTAAATCTGTAAAAGTAGGTTCATCTTGAGATGCATTGCCAGTGGTGCTAATTCCAGAGGAACCGTTGTCAATACAAATATAAACTTTATATTGACTATTCATAACATAATAGTTTGCATCATATAATCTAGAAGATGATGTTATAGGCGAAGGAGAAGTTAAAGAATAATCATGTCTGTACATTTCATATTTTACTCCTCTTGCCCAATCTATTCTACGAATAATTCTACGTACAGTAGAAGAGGATACTTTTTTGCCATATAAAGACACATCGCCAGTATGAGACAAATATGTAAAGTTGTCTACTGGATTTGGAACACTTGTGTTCCAATTGGAAGTTCTACCAAAACCTACTTGTGTTGCATTGGGTAATCCAACAAACACATAATATGAATTAGCAGTGTTCTCAACAGATTCTACAAAATTTTCAGCATTTAGTATTCTAAATTGATCTGTTACAATTGAGGACATATTTACAGGTTTTTTTCTATATTTATATTGTTATCCGAAGGTTTTCTTGAGAGGTCCTTTATCTCTTAAACCATATCCTCTTCTTTGAATAGTTGGGAATGTTGATAATCCCGAATCTATTGTCAATCCAGTAACTCCAATTGAAACTGGTGAAGATGATCTAGATACATCAAATAGTCTTCCCCAAGAGAATCTTCCTACTGGAACATCAGAAGAAATTGCAGTTGTTGCCAATCCAACCACCGAAGTTCCAGAATGAATATTAGTAATTACTTGAGCATTTTGTCCAGAAGCGGATATTGATTTGATATAATAGATATTATCTAAGAAAGAAGTTCCAATTCCAACAATTGAGGAATTTTCACCGTCAACAGAAGTAACTCCCGATCCAACTCCAGTTTCAAAAACAAATATTGGATATCCTACCGATAGATCAGCAAATGGGGTTGCTGAAACTGTAGAATTGAGGAACAATTTAAGAGCAAGAGGATGTCCGCCAGTTCCTGCTGAAGTTGTTATTCCTGTTATAATTCCAGAGAATCCCATAACCTCAGAACTACTAATGTTTGTTATAGTTTCAATCTTAGGAGAAGGTGCTTCAACAATTACACTTGGTGGTACAGACTGAGTATACCCTAGACCTGGATTTACTATCACTGGTGAAGAAATCGAACCACCAGATATTGAAACTGTTGCTGTAGCAGTTGTACCAATACCAACTCCAATTCTGTTAGGAGATGCTATTTTAATATTAACCGTTCCAGTATATCCAGCACCAGGATTCGTAATTGTTAGTGCAGATATAGTTCCTGCAGCAGATACTGTAGCAGTTATTCCTGCCGAAACTAATCCAGCATCCTGTGCAAGAAGTACACTAAATCCTGCAATAGATGTGCTGCTTACATCTTTTTCATAATCAAATAATTGAACATCATCTACGAAGATTTCTGTGTCACCAGAAGAAATATTTTTAATTACTCTAGCGGTTGGATAAATTTGACCTTCAATCGAATCTCTGCTCTTATATACAAAATCTCCATTTATAATTTTATCGACTTTTTGTTTTGTCCAGAATAAAGGTTTGTAGTTGTTTGTATCAATACCTGGTCCAGAATAGATGTTGGTTTCAATTCTATCAGATCCACTCAGATCATCAACTCTTCTGATCTCTTGATCTACTGTTCCCTGATAGTTATCATTTTTAAATATTTGAACATCATCACCTATTTTGATGGTTTCTGTTACATCTACTTGTACAGTATCAACTCCTGTTGTTCCTCTGTAGAAGAAAATTGCTAGTTTATCTTCAACTCTTGGTGCTTCTGAGAACATAATAGACGTACCGCCATCATATTCATATGCTTCACCTGGTTTTTGAATAACACCATTTCTGAAAACAAGTAAAACTGTGTTTAGATCAATATCAACTGAATCTGGATCAGCAGCATCTATTTCAAAAGAAAGAAGTTGAGCATTATAATATAAGGGGAATCTCTTTCTAGATCCATCTTGCAGTGCTGTGATTGGATCAATAAAGTCCAGATCGCCAAATTGCCAAGCAGCAAATGAATCGGTAAAGATATCTAAAACAGTTAGTTCAAAATCTGCCAGAGGAGCTGCCAATCCTTTTGTAGTTACTAATCCAACTGGTTTGAATACATCTCCAATTCTAAATCCATATCCAGGTCTGGATATCTTAAATGACTTGACTTCAAATAGTGTTGATCCAATTCCAGTTGTTGAAGAAGCTCCAACATCTAAAGAAATTAGTAGAGAAGATCCAGTGTCTGTAGTTGCTCCAATACCAAATCTAGAAACTCCTGTTACTGGTAGATTTGAATAGGAAGGTTCTGGTATGCTAATCTTTGGATTTGTGTATCCAGTTCCACCATAACTTACAGTGAACGAAAGTGTTCCACCAGCACCTACCGTTGCTAAAATTATGGCAGTTGAACCAAGACCAACTGAATGTGACGTTTCACTTACTCCTATAGAAACTGTACCATAGTATCCAGATCCAACTCTATCAGTAGTTCCAAGTCCAACTGAGATAATGCTTCCTCCAGCTCCAACTACCGCTGTTACTGAAGCACCGACTAGAGGAGCAAATCCTAACCCGTTAGTAGATCCGAGAGAAACAATAACACCACCTCTTGGAATTTGGTTTTGATTAACGTCATAGTCCGAAATAATAAGTGCATTGTTTGATGAAGTTATTCCAGTAAATCTAACAGTAGACACACCAGAAGACGATGAAGGAATAAATTCATAATTATTTCCAGTATTATTTTCTGTGGTTGGTGTCTGGAAGACATCATTGATTAAGAGAACGGCAGTCGTATTTACTCCAGTTGTGTTTATACCTTGAACTGTAACATTAAATGTTCTACCGATACCGGTAAAGTTATCTGAAATATCATCATATATGTAATTTGTTGAATAATTTTGTCTCAAATAAACTCTACCATCAAAAGTTGATCTTACATATGGTAATTGTGTTGTTGGATTCTTGGTTATTCCAGCATTTCCATAAGGAGCATCAGTAAAATAAATCGTGCTATCTTCAATATTATATGATCCTCTATATACCCTTACAGAAGTTCCGTCTGTGTGAGTTGTTATAGAAGATCCAACAACTGCTCTAGATACAGAAACAAGGGGATAAGTTCCCAATCCACTTACTGGTCCAGTTACAGAAGTTCCTATTCCAACTGAAATAACATCCATATATTCATTATCAATTTTAAGGATATCTCTTGGTCTAATAGAAGAAACTCCCGATAGAGCAAATATGGAGGATGCTGTTCCAATTTGCCCGCCATTATTGACCAAACTATAACTTAAAGGTGTAAACGTCAATGGTTTTTGGATAACTCCGTCTAAGGTAATGATAGATTTTTCATTTCTCTTAGACATTGTTAGTTTATGGGCATTTCCACTACCTAGAGATGTAAATGTTACACCTATACCTGCAGAAGCATATGTTGGGGTTGTTGCAATTTTAAAACTGTCATTATCAAGTTTAATTGCATAAACCGTTGATGGTAAAATATTGGTTGTTCCAATTCCAACTCCACCAGAAATCTGAGTGGCAGTAGATCCAATTCCAACTGCAGTTGCTGCAACACCAATCAATGTTGAATCGGGTGCATACGTCAGTTGTTCTCCAGTGCTAAAGAAGTGGTCATTAATTTGAAAAACACCAGTTACTGGATTTAAAACAGCAGTGGAAGATGGATTAAACGTTTTGCTAAAAATAGGTGTTCCTTCAAACTTCAGATCAAAAGATTTTTTATTAACTCTTGATCCATTTAAACCACTATATTGAGATAATTTTATTGAATCTCTTACTGAACCATAGTCTAAGTTCGGTGCTTCATTATCATTGTCGTTGGCAGAATATAAAATTTCATTAAAACTCTGAACTAAAACATTGGCAGAACCTACGTAAGTATCTGGATAGAACGCCAAAATTACATTAGATCCAGTTAAACTTCCTCCAAAAGTACCTATTCCGTTTGTACTACCAATTGATAGGAAAGGATATTGAGAAACATTTGTATCAGTGCCATCATATGACATGATAACCTGGTGTAAAGAACTGGTGTTTCCATAAGAAACTTTGACTGTGGATTTAACAGTTAAAATATTTTCAGTGCTAACACCAATAACTGAGGTTGTGCCAGAGGATACATTATAATTTGACTGATAGTAGGCACTTCTTTCGTTCCCACTAATTTGACCTGAACTTAAAAATCTATACGTACCAACACCTACTGCAGTCGTTCCAAAACCAACAATTTTGCTTCTGATTGAAACTGCATTTGACGTATTATTATAATAATCTAATCTTATAGAACCAGAACTTATTGTTGGTTGGAATATTCCAATTTGACTGGTTGTTATACCAGAAGTAGTATCAAAATAGTATTCTGAAGTATAAGTATTTGTTCCATCGTGATCTATGTACAACTCAACATAGTTCATTTCTTGAGTTGCTGAATTAATCACTTGAATATTGGCAAAAATACCCTTATTGGATGATGTTGATGCCGAAAACACAGTTACTGTGGTTCCAATTCCAGCACTGGTGTTGATGCCGCTGAGATTTATGAATCCAACAGACTGAGTTCCTATTCCAGGAAGATCACTATTAAATTCTGTTTTTAATACTTTAATATCATAATCTCTATTGTATGGATCTGTAGGAATAAATCTTAACGAGGCAATATCAAAAGAGTCTTTATCAGCAACAACTTGACCAATAGTAGTCTGTGTTGCAGTGGTTATTCCACTAGCGACTAAAGATTTTGATAGACTGTAGACATTATCATTTGTATAAAGTGCTACTACTTCTCCAACTTGTCTAATATTTTGCTCAATATCGGAAATTTGATAAAGGTATTTTACAAAACTACCTTCAATTAGATCCATATACGTGTAAGTATTCAGATTAGCATTTGTATTCTGGAAACTTCCACTTATGTCATCTATCAAGAGAACTCTATTAGTTGAACACTTTACATAATCAGTTAACTTTTTATTTTTAAATTTAATGAATTTAGATCTTGTGGATACTGTATCTACATCCAAAGATAAATCAAAATAATTGATAGTATCAACTCGTTTTTCATCAATAACATCCAGAACAATTATATCATTTGTGGAAGAAGCAATTGATACTCTATTAGGTCTAGAATTAATCTGTGTATCTGCAAAATTCTTCATTCCACTAGGGTGAAGAAGTCTATTAACTGAATTGACTATTTCTTCATATTGAACTGTACTCCTAATGGAATACGACATATTTTGATAGTAGTCGTTATCTGGGGAAACTTGTGAAAGAGTGTTTAATTTTCCAGTATCAGTTGACCATCCATTATCTTTTCTGACAGAATAATCAATATTGAATTTTGCTTTTCTATCTTCAATATCTGAAATTGTTGCAATAACTCCAGATTTTTTACCCTTTATAAGATCTCCAACTCTGATTTGACTGTAAGTTCCTAAGAACTTAACATAGTCTCTTTCTGATATTTGAACGAATAGATCTCTTTCAACAAAAGATGTTCCTGTAGAAGATTTTACTAGGATTTGTTCATCTAGTAAGAACTTAGAAAATCCTTGAATTGGTTCAAAAATTGGATAATCATTTTGATTAACTACAAAAGCATAACTACTTTGTGAAGTTTTTGCTAATCCTGCGTTAGTTGTAAGACCAGCAACACTGAATTCTAATCTTGCTGGATTAGAATTTACGTAGTTACTTACAGTGAAGAATCTATACCCATAATCGGCAGAATTAAACCCAGTTCCAGTAGAATCATTCTTTTGAATGTTTTCTATGAAAATCTTATCTCCTGTAGCAAATACTGCTGTTGTAAATCCAGTTAATGGAGTTGTTAAGAAGCACGTAACGATTCCGGCAGGGGATGAAATAATAGTATTGATTCCAACTCCATTGCTATTGTTAATTGCAACTATATTTTGTTGCGAAGAAGATAATCCTTTTGGAGGATAAAGCACATTGACAGATCCTACAGCAGTTCCATTCAAAGTGCAAGTTAAAGAATCATTGTTTACAAGAGAATTTGTTGCTGGATCTACTATGATTAGATTTGGTGGAGTTGAATAGTTCTTACCACCACTAACAACAGTTACTGATTCAATAGTATTTGAATTGGAAAGATAAAATGTTGGTGAAACATATGCATCTGGTCTTAAAGTTTTATCAGAAGGATATTCGAATCCTTGCTCTAGTATTCTAATTTTATTAATTTTTCCTATTTGATCGCTTATGGCAACAATATTTGCATCTTGACCATTAGCACTTGTAACTGAAGAAAATCCAGGTATGGAATTATAATTATATCCACCAAAAATATTTCTAATTTTTTTAATTCCACCAGATGCGGTAAGAGAAGTTGTCGAATACTTTAATACATCCGTATTAGAAGACGACAAGAATGTTTCATTCGGAACTTTGGATAGTGAAACGGAGAACGTTGTAGACCCAACACCAGAAATTGTGTAAGTACCGTTATACTCATTATCTACAAAACTAATCTTCGAATAGTTTTTAACTTCAGTATCAGCAGTGCTAATGAAACCAGACTTTTCTACAGCGTAGAATAATTCTAATGGCAGACCTTCAGAATGTTTTAGTGTTAGCGATGCTGTAGTACCAACACCAACTGTTCCGATACCTAAAATATTGAAGTTTGTTGTATTTCCAACAGAAATAAACTCATTATTAAACTCTTTATCATAGAAGAGTTTTAACTTATATCCAGATAGAGAGGAATGTGAAAGATCAAATTTTAAATCTGAATTATTTTGTACTTTTACTGGAGGATTTACAATCTGCAATTGATGTTGACTTCCACCAATACCAATAATAGAAACTGTAGTTGGATATGGTCCTTCTATATCTTTATGTGTTTCAGCAAGTTTTATAGTATTATCATCAATTTTGTAGATAAAGTACGTTGATGATGTTAATCCAGAAGCAATAGTATCAGATGCTGTATAGAAAACCTTATCTCCAGTATTAAGATGAGAAGCTCCTATAGAAATTGTACTATTAGAAGTGCTAATTCCTGCAGAAGTAAATCCAATTGGGTTGAAAACAATTTTATCAATTGTTGAGTTATATCTAACATCAATTACACTAGTAGTTCCAAATCCAACTGTAGTATTTGGTTTCACTTCTAGTGTTACAATATCACCATTATTCATTTGATGAGAAGTTGAAACTGACACAACTGCAGTTATTTTCTCAGATTTTCCAGTTACTTGTGTATAATTTGTTTGCAGTAAATATTCATAGTTATCAGAACCATTTGATGAAAAATACAATCCATCAGTATTAGTGGTTAATCCAACTGATGTTGTTAATCCAATATAATTTTTTGACTTATTAATAGCGTATACTGTTTGAGTATTACCAGTTTGTGGAAGATTAAATGTCGAACTTGTAGGTTCTTGAGATACAATTAGAGCTGCTCCTGCAGAGGTTTTTGTCAGGGTTAATTGATCACCAGTTTTAAATGGATGATCTGGTAAATAAATTGATTGAGTTGGAATAGAGATTGATTTTGTAACTTCACCAATTATAAAATTGGTTGATATTCCAATTCCTGCTGTTGTTCCAAGACCAACTGACTGTTTAGGATTAAAATAAACTTTACTATTAATTTTTGAATCAAAATAATTTACGTTTACTGGTATTGAGAATGTATCTGGCAATACATTGACACGTGTTGTGGCAGTATGTGCAGCACCAGAAGTTCTCTTAACTCTAATAACAGAATTTACATCAAATCTATTGAGAACTGATACAATTTCATTTTCAATTGTTAAAGTACTTCCAATTGAGACTGACGCAGGAATTTTCGAAACATAAATGTCTTCAACTGTCGATATGCCTGCTGCAGGCATATTTTTGAAAAGAACGCAAAATTCGGTAGTAACTCCAATTTTATGTACTCTATTAAGATAAGTTATTGAACTTGAAAGTCCAGATATCGAAATATTATCGTTATCTAAAAATGTATGTTTTGGTGAAACATTTGCTAAAACTGTGCTCGAATCTTTCCAAGTAAAAACAGTGTTATTGTATGTTTCAACTGAAGTATTAACATTGACAATATTTTTTCCTGTTACTGCAGATACATCAGCACTTAATCCTCCACCACCGGTTCCTTCATCATTAAAGTGTAGGTTATCTCCGACCTTATATCCACTACCTTCACTAAGAATATCAAATCCAGTTACTCCACCCTTTGTGACAGATTCTACAAGAGATAGTTGTTTTATAATTTCATTTGATTCTACAAAAAAGTCATTGTTAGCATATGAATCATTAACTTTGTATCCTAAAGTATTTCTTACAAGACCAGAATTATTAAAATCAAATGACTGATCTAGAGTATTATTTTCTTCAATATATTGAGATCTATAACTATCTCCTACAAAGTATGGATATTGTGGAATTAAAGTTCCAGTTCCTATGTCTGTAGTTACTCCAACAAAATACGCATAGATTCCTTTAGGGAACTCTGGAGTTTTGCATATTCTACCATTATGAACATCAAGATTTCCAGAATTTGTAAAAACATGATCTTCAATAAAGTAACCAGAATCAAATTGAGATGGTCTATCAACAACTAGAGAAGTGTTTACTGAATAACCACTCTTCAATAAAGTTATTGGTGATGCATTATCTTCTGGATCTGAATAACCGTATGGACCATAGATTGGATTTCCATCATATGCCCAACCAATAATTGGAGAGTGTGAGAGTCCAGTATCGTTATAATTTTCGGAGAAAATATTAGTTGAGTATCCTACAAAAGAATATTTTAAGTCGTTTAATGTATCAATAAAAGTTTCAGTTTTATTCGTATATTGCTCATTAATTTGTAAAGGTCTTATTTTTACATCTAAAAAGGCATCTTCTCCAGATGCTTGAACATTAACTGTTGTATTTGCTTGAGTATATCCACTTCCGCCATTAATTACCGAAACTGATACTAACTTTTGATTTACGACATTTGCTTTTAAAACTGCTCCCGATCCGTCACCATTAACCTCAATATCTGGAGTTGAATAGTATTCACTGCCAGCAGTAAGAACATCAATACTCTGTATTTTTCCGTTTTTAATTAAAGCTTTTACTTCTGCATTTTTGCCGTTTTTGATGCTGATAACTGGTTTTTTCTCAAAATTTACAACTGTTGATCCATATCCAGTTCCTTTCTCATATAGATATGCGTCAATAATACTTCCCTTAACAAGCGGAGTCGCTGTGATTACACCAACTGAGGTATTTCCATAAGAAACATTAACATTAACTTGAATGTCTGGATATTTAAAAATATGATATCCAGATCCAACTGATTGCAATCTAACGTAATTATTTCTCAAATAATTGTTGGTTATAGTTGCTCCTATTCCAGCATCTGCCAATCTAAAAGAATTATTATCATTTTTTAGAACATAGTAAGAATTAGATGTTGACAAACCTGAAATACTAGTTCCAGTTGTTTCATATCTAATAATATCACCATTGTTGAAGTTATGATTCTCAAATGAAACTAAATTGAATATCGTAGAAATACCAGAGGTCTTTACATATAGTTTTCTATTTTGATATCCAGATCCTGGATTTATTACATTAATTGCCTTAAGAGTATCTTTTTCAAAAGTTATAAATTTATGAACACCAGAAGTATTTTCAGTAGAAAATCCTACAGTGTTAATTCCAGAAAATCTATCTGAAGAAGTCTGGTACAGTTTAACAGTTGTCAATCCGACAACTTCAACATAATATGTTTCTCCATTGGCAAGCGTTTTATAATACGAATTGGAATTAAAATACGTTGCTATTCCAAGACTATTATTATCGTTATTGTTGTAAATTACAGAATCGCCAGTTTTTAAATTGTGATTACTTCTAAATGTAATCGTTTCGTTAGTAACATCTACACCACCACCAAAAATATTTTGCCTTGCATCAAATTCAATTTCCCTATATTTTTTAGCAACATAGGGTTTTAAGATTGCACCAGATCCGTTACCACCACTTATAGAAGCAGAAACAACTACACCAATATCAAATTCTTGTGGTTCTACATAAACATATTCTACACTTCCACTTAAAACTGGTTGAATAAGTGCTGTAGTACCTGCTCCAGAAGAAACGTTGATGTAAGGTGGATTGATAACGTCATAGTTTCTACCTCCATTTATAATGTTCACATTTGAAAGTGGTCCATAGTAAATTCTATCATCAGTTTTTGGACTGATAATTTCTACACCGTTTATCAACATTCCAACTCCACCAGGGAGAGTTTTATCTCCGTCTCCAGACTGATAATTTGGATTTAAATTAAACTTTTTAAGTAACTTTTGTGGTCCAATAACCAAAGATTTATGGCGATATAAAACAAATCTATGTGTTCCAGTGCCTGCATTTAGAGAATCAAATTCTACATAAAATTCAGTTCCTATGAAAGAACGAGATTCATATAATTTTATTTTATTTCCAGACCCAAGAACTTCGACATAGTAACTAGACCCAGATGTCAATCCAGGTATTTGTGTGTTACTTGCCAAATAAACGATTCTATCACCAGTAACTAAACTAGTATTGGAAGAAAATGCTATGATAGAAAACTTTAATGTTACAGAATTAAATCCTTGCAGGTATCCAGTTGTGGAAGAAGATGATTTAACTCCAGTTGCCTCAGGTATTTCTGATAACGTTATATTTTTTGTTATTGTATAAGAAGGTAATGAATTAGAGGCTACATATGCGTATTTTTCTGCGTCATCTACATATAGATTTTGGATGTCAGATACAACCCTGCCATTTCCATATTTAATTGTCGCTCCAATACTATTAGCTTTGTTTAAAGTTCTTCTTAAATCATAATCCAATGATACTGAAGGAGAAAATCCCGTTAAAGAAGAAAGAATAATTTGATTAGTTGTTGTATTAATTGTTTGAACAATTGCACCAGAATAAACAACGTTTTGAGTTCCTCTGACTATAATTTCAACCGAATCTCCAACCTTTAAACTAGACTTATCGATGGCACTCAATAAAGTTAGAGTTGACCCCGAAAAAGACTGAATAAAATATCTGGAACTTGTATTATAAATCCAAGAATTAGCAAAAATTTCAGTATAAGATTTGTTAGTTGGTGGATTATCAATAACTCTTCCTAAATTTTTAACCGTGATCTTTTCATTTTCCACTATTCCCATCAAATCGGGACCATAAAACTCCGATAATACTCCAGTAATCAAGAGTTCTACTTTTTTAGATGTATCTCCGTTTTCATATCCAAAAACAACTTCGTCTGAACGAATTGAATTTGCTTTTGAAATTGTAGATGTTACATTTTCACATCCAAAAAACTGATTAACACTTTTATCGGAGTAAGAAATTATATTATTTCCCGAAATTAAAGTACCAGTGTTTCCAAATCCGATTGTAGAATCTACAGTAATAATTGACGATCCAACAGATACTGTATCAATTACTCTTGTTTTTGGACTGATATTGAATTCACCTTCTGTTAAGTTACTATCATCATATCCAATAAACAAAGAAATTTTATAGTATGTTCTACCAGATCGGTTTATGATTTCAACTTCAGAAACAGATCCTTGTGTAGTTAAATCTGTAGATTTTCTAATTGTTTGACCAACAAGATTTGCTGGATCTCCAGATATTTTTTCTGCAGTAATTACTTGTCTTCTTAAGAATTTTGCAAAGGAAGGTTTAATTAAGTAATTTTCTAAATCTACGACTTTGATGTTTTCACCATAAAGAACTTTGAATAAAATCTTAAAAGATTCTTCTGTGCCTTTAGAAGCATAAAAACTTCTAGACTCTTTAATAAAATTACTTACATCTAAATTATTGGTAAAAGATACATTTTCCAGTCCGGGAGATAGACTATATCTTATTTTTTTATAAAACTCTTGTAAAAATAAGGCACTTAAATTTTGTACCGATGTACCTGCGGTATGAACTCCTGCTTTTGAAGTTGAGAAGGTAATCTCTGAAGGATTTAAAGCATTTTGATAGGTCGTGATCCCACTAAATCCTCTAACACAACCAGTAAAAGAGTTCGTGGTTATGCCTGTGTATGTGACAATTTCATCGTCAATTTTGAAAAGTCCATACTCTGATGGGAATCCCTTCGTAGTTGAAACAACAACAGTGGTTGATGATGTTGTTATTCCCGATGATAAAGTAGTATATCCCTTAACTACTTCTGGTGTTAAATTATCTAACTTTAAGTATTGATCTAAATTATCTGCAAGATCAACTGGACCACCCTGATACTCCTGAGAAATATAATATTGCTTTAAAAACTCAGATGCTTTTGGAGATTCTGATAGTAAAAACTCTGGAAGTTGATTGTCAATAATTTGCTGGACTTTAACTCTCTTATCAAACCCAGTTTCGATCATATTTTATTTCCTCTCTAAATCCCCGTTAGAATAACTTGAAGTATAGTAATCTTTAGTAAATGTTACTCCGGAAATATTCTCTCCAGAGGATATCACATCCTTAAGCATATTTATTTCACTATCAGCAACGCTAAAACTCAAATATAGGTCAGTAAGACCAACAACATCGTTAGACTCTGGAAATGCTTGAACTTCAATAATATTATTTTCCTTTAAGGTAGATGTGACGTTAAGTGGACCGAGAATAATTTCTCCTGTTGCATAATCAACTGTACCTGCAGAAACAATCACATCCATATAAGAACCATCTGCAGCCCTTCTAACAATTGCGATACTTCCTTTTTTACTTCCATCAAGTTTCTTTCCAGAGGAATCTTTATAAGGTCTATCAGTTAGATAAACAGTATCGGTGCTTCCAGAAATAGTAAATCCTGTGCTCTTAATATTAAGACCTTCTGGATTAATATGGAAGGCATTACCAAAACATAATTCATACTGAACAAACTGATTTAGACTTGCCTTCAAATTTCTTCTAATTCTAATTTTTGTAATATTTGAAGTAATTGCTCGATCTGTATTATCGATTACCTGAAGTGCTTTACTATATTTGAATCTGCCTCCAAATTTATTCATATCAACAGACTGTGAATACTCATTCAATGCTGCAACTACAGAACTCTTCAGGTTCGCAGGATTGGTAGTTTGTGATGGATTATAATAAATTGCAGAATCAATTTCAACGTACAGAACTTTGAGATCTATAATTTGCTGATTGATTCCACTAATCGAATACTGCTTTAATTTTGAAAGAATAAACTCTTTATCAAAATCTGATAAGTAGTCACCGTTTTTAGGTTTGATGCTAATATAAACCGTTCCAAATCTTGGAGGATCTAATTCCTCACCTCCAACAACAGAAACTGATTCAGTATTTGTGTATATTTGTTGTATAATTGCTTCATAGTCTCTTGGAGTTACTGCACGATACTGAGAAGCATATAATCGAGGTGCAAAATATTTTACTGACGCAATTGGTTCAATATCTCCACCATTTGATGCTTTTTGAACCGTGGTTATAGATACCGAATCACTTGGTAAAAATAAATTGTTATCGGAATTGCGAAGTGAACCTGCATAAGTGAATGATGAAGCACCATCACCTTCTTTTCCATCAGTGACAACGTATGTTGCTGTAATAACGCTTGAGTTCTGTAGTTTCTTACCGAAGAATCCATCACCAAAAAGAAGTTCATACTTTTCATCTTGAACTTCTTGAATCAAATAAGTCTCAGAAGTTGTAGTGACACCAACAATATTGTCGATTTTTGAATATTCTCTACCAAGACCAGTATCACTTGGACCTTTAACGTAAACGACAAGTGTAGAAGTGTCGATTGAAGAGTTATCTAAAACAAACCTTTGATCAAGTGAACCATCGACTGTGAATTGTTTCTTAAGAAACGTTCCCTGATAGATCTCAATTGGAGATGTGGTGGTTCCAAAAGTTGCATATCCACCATTGATGGTGGTTGTTACGTTTTCTGGTAGAGAGAACACATAAGATGTGTCATCTTTCGTTCCAACGCACACTAGACCCGCCTGTAGAGTTGCTGTGGGACTTGTTGAGGTAGTTGGTACTTTAACAATTACTTGTGCCTTAGAGGCGCTTTTAGAGCGGGGTACATAACCAATATTTCTTGCCAGTGACACAACATTTTCTCTCAGTGTCGCAGAGTCAAGGAATGACTCATTGACAATCATATTTGAGTTAAACGCTGTAATATAGGTATTATATGCTAACGTATCAATTAAAATTGAAAAATTGGACCCCTCAAAGTCAAAATCCGTGAAATTTGAATTCGCACGGAGATAATCCTTGATAGAGGTCCTAATTTGATCAAAATCTAAATTGGTAAATTTGGTGAAAGGCATTTTATCTTGTTGCCTCTAATATGAATGAAAATTCTTGTGTCGGAAACTGTTGTCCAATAATATCAAAGATGACTTGCACTTCGAAAGCGTTATCATCGGGTTTAGGATCGACTTCAACCTTTACATTCGTGACTCTTGGTTCATAATTACGAATTGTAGTCAGAATTTGCTCCTGAATTACAGAAGCAGTTGCATAATCAACAAAGTCAAACAGACTTTTAATTACGTCAGATCCCACATCTGGTTGAAAAAACTTTTCAGTGGGAATTGTTTGAACCAAATTACGAATCGAACGACTAATTGCGCTCTCATTTTTTAGAATAGGAAGGTCTTTAGTCACGGGATGTGGCTCAAAAGACAAACTAATGTCCTTAAATGCTCTTGATACCCGTGTAACTTCCATTGGACGATAGTTTTCTTGCTTTATTTATACCCTCATGTCCACGGAGAACCATATGTTGGTTCCGTTCCATAGGACCAATCATCATAGTCTTCGTCATTGCGAATTTTTTCGTGCAATTCAGTTTGTTTTTTCAGATCATGACGTGGTGCCAAGTCATTCATAACTTCTTGAATGACTCTTTGGGGTGGTGTGCTATCATAATCTGTAATTAATTTTGCGGTTCCCCACATTTCTCTCATGTAATTGGGGTCTCTATCGACTGGTAAATTGGACATTTTAGCTCCTGTTTTAAAAATAAAACAGAACTTTTATAAAGGAGGTTGCTATCTCCTTATTTCTATTTAACGATCGACTTCACGTAGAGAATAATTGTCCGAATTGAGGTATTTTAGCACTTCTAGAGCGATTAATTTGGGATTTCCTTCACCACAAGTGTAGACATCGACTGCCAAACACCCATTTTCTGGCCAAGTATGACAAGAAACGTGACTTTCTGCTAGTGCAATCACGACTGTACACCCTTGTGGTAGAAAACAATGCGAAAAAGTGTTCAAAATCTTCATTTTAGCACGATTTATGCCATTAATCATGACGTTCTGTAGAGATTCCACGTCATTAATCAGGTCAAAATCAACATCATACACCTCTAGGAGCAGGTGTTTACCCATTGAAAACTGTTTCAACTCAATTTTTATGAAAAAATTTATTTATTCTCTCTTTCTTCTGGGGTTGTCCAGAAATAATCATGACAATCTCCTAATCTACCCCACTTTACACCGTTTTCAACCTGATACCATTGAGTCGAAACCTTAAAATCAGGTGTTTTGACTTCATTGGGAGTCATTGAAATGTCGTAAATACGGCAACGATTGTTAGGATAGAGTGCAAATTGCCCATTTTCAAGTTCAATCAAGTTAAATGACTTGTGTTCATCGGGCAATTCACTTGTAGAACAGTCAAGTTCATTCGTTGATTCGTGATAATTATCAATTGTTGCTATGTAAGACCCTTTAATTGATCCAAAATGACGTGTACGAACTTCCCATTCCATCGATGCGACGATACTTTTACAGATTGTGGTCACACCATAGTCCATACAGTTCCAAAATTGTAAATTAGGTAAATCTAAATCTGGATCTGGAGTTTCTGGTTTTGATAAAAATGCACTAATCGGAAGTTTATCGTACATTGCCGCATATTCAGGCAAGAAAGTTTCGAAATAAAAGGCACGTCCAGGTATGCTTTTAGCACACACCCAGACTCCTTCTACAAATTCTCCATGACCTTCTTTAAAATCACATAGGTATTCTTTACGAACCCATACTTTTACTGTTGGTAAATTTGTAATTAAACAACTCATCCCTTACCTTGCCCTCTGTATTTCTTTCGAGCTCCATTGCGAGAAGAAGCGGCATACTTCGTTCCAGCGCCATCGCCTTGGCGAGACTTTTTAGGAGGTCCAGGAATATAAGAAGTACGCTTATTCAGTCCACCAGTTTTTGCAGCCATTGATGATTCTCCAATAAAATTTCAGTTTCAAGATCTTCAGGATTTGGAGAACCTGTCTGATAATACTCTATCGACAGATCCTCCATTGTATTGAAATATTCTTCTTCTGTAAGCGCAGTATAAATCCTACGCCCTTTGCACAGAATATTATACCGTTCGTTAGACATATCAAATGATTCTTGTCTTTTCGTGACCAACTCTGACACGAGGATCACACCAGATCTCAAAACCTGCTTCCTTTGCATCCAAACAGAACGATACGTCTTCTCCACACATATCCTGTACTTCACCAGATTCAAAGACTTGCATCTTCGGTGCAAACCAAGGGTACTTCATCTCAGAGTGTTCAAAGACTCCTTTCTTAATCAGCAACCAACCAAAACCAGTGTAATCAACAGTAAAAGGCTTACGACGCTTTTGAATACTTTCCAGAGTTTCGTGATTCATCACTCCACCATTGTTACGGAAATCATCTTCTTCTAACCAGTGAGCAACAGAAGTCGTGTGACCATCTTCTGTACAATACCAACCAGCAGCAATATCCTGATCCATCAGAACCAGTTGCCAAAACTTTTCACTATTGAATACAATATCACTATCAATCCACAGTTGCCAATCATAGTTCAGTTTTCCATCCCAGGGAACCTGATCAGGACCACGCAGAACATTTGCACCCAGACACTTACAACGTGCAAAGTTCACCATCGAACTATAGTCTTGAGAAATCTGAATACTTGCACCTGCCTGAACAAGATCAAAACAAAGTTGTACAAAGTTCTTCAGATAGGTATAGGAAACTCCACGACCAGGAAGACAGAATACAACAGTCTTTCCTCTGACCATTTCTTTCGCTTTATTGTAGTCCCACTCTGGTGCTTGTTGGGCTACAGGCGTTTTTGCTTTTACAGTAAATCCTTTTGCCATAACTTGATTAATTTACAATCATATCATACAGTATTATCTATGATAAGTCAAGAACTGTGTTCACTCAAAACAACTTCATCGCCCTCGACACTTAATTGAATCTCAGTATCTTCATACCAAGAAAGTTCGTTTGCAATCCACTCAGGTATTACGATATAATACTCCCCACTAATTGGATCGACCTGTATGGATTGAATTTCTTCTCCGGAATTTTTTTTCATCTCATGTAAATAAAGTCTTATTTTTGATTTATATAGCTCACCTTTTTTAGCGTTTACATACCTCCGGAAATTTTTGAATTCGATGTATATTGATCGGTCGATCTGGGTCGTTTATAGCTTACGGGGACCCATGGATTTTATAACGGGGGGCGCCTTATAACCCCATAACGCCCCGCAAGGGCGGGGGACGCCGGCGCGCCCCAACTGCCCCCCACGAACCCAGGTGCTGGGGTCACCCCCACTGCACCTCCCGCACGTCGTCGCGGTGGACATCAGCGAACTGCCCCGCCCAGGTGACGGCATCAGTTCCCCACGGCGGGGTCAGGCGGTTGAAGTTGCTGCCGTCGTTGCGGTATGCAACCCAGATGGTCTG